CTCTGAGTCAGATCAAAGTTCTTTCTTATAAAGAAAAGAATGATTGGACGCTGGAGAGCAAGTACAATATCGGTAAGAAGAAAGCGGTCTAAATACTTGTGTGCCATTCGTGCGGCACTCTACAAGTCGGAACACCCTATAGAGAGGTTCGGTTTTCACCGTTCCTCTCTATTTTGTTTTATGGTTAAATAGTAATGTCGCCTTCGGGGACATTAAACTTACAGACGCTCAAGGAGGTCTATCATGCCTACAACTAATGTAGTAAAGTATAACGTAGCTGACATCAACAGATTGCTGGATGATGCTACAAGATGGGGAATTGGAATGGATGAATGGATTCGTAGGTTCGCAACAATTCACGAATCATCTCCAAATTTTCCACCATACAATTTAATTCAAGAAAGTTCTACCCAGTATACTTTAGAAATCGCTCTAGCTGGATACAGAAAAGAGGATATTGAAGTATCTACAGAATGGAATAAGTTATTCGTAGAAGTTAAAAAATCAGAAAACGAATACGAGTATCTCCATAATGGAATTGCAAGGAGAGCTTTCACTTGGAGTAGAACATTATCTGATGATGTAGAAGTATCTGATGTTAAATTTGAAAATGGTCTCCTGACAATTTCTCTGAATAGAATTATTCCAGAGCATCAGAAAAAGAAAACATATGAGTTGAAATAAATAGTACCGAATATCGTCGGCGCAAGAGGGTCCTTGACAAAGACCAAGGACCCTCTTATAATGTTTAGTAAAAGTATTTGAGCGTATGGTAAAATCAGAACGAGTAAAAGTTGCTGTACTTGTAACTGGCGAAACAGTGATCGCTGATGTTCAAGAAGCAGTACACAGAGAAACTGGAGAGCGTCAAGCTTGGGTGTTTAACTTCCCTTATAAAGTTACTTATGATGAACCAAAACTGGATGGCACTGGAATTGTCCTGGACCCAGAAGTAAAAGTTCATTATCAACCCTGGTGTCCTCTTAGTGCTGATATTCAGATGGCAGTCAATACTTCTTTTGTTGCAACAATTCTGGAACCAGTGCCAAGTCTTCGCGACACTTATATTGAGAATGTCCGCAAGATGGGTGGTGAGGTAGAATGAGTGTAAAACTTTTGCTATTGAAATCAGGTGAAGAAATCATCAGCGAAGTAAAAGAGATCTGCTCACCAGAAAGTAAAGATCCAATTGGATTTCATTTACACAAACCATTTCGCCTTGACATCGTTTCTGATATTGATGGTGGAATTGTTTTTAACCGAGAGAAAGGATACCAACTGCACTGGTTCCCTTGGGCACCGTTGAGTAAAGATCGAGACTTCTTTCTTCCTGGACATCATGTGCTAACAGCATACGATCCTTTGGATACAATTGCAGAACAATATATCTCTGCAATTAAAGAAGATACCTACGAAGAAAACTTCAAGAAGCATGAAGCTATGCTTGCTGGTAAGGGTATCGAAGAACTTGACATGGAATCTATCTTTGAAGAAGCTGAAAAAATCTTACAGGAGGAAACAAATGAAAACGATGTTGGTGATTCTGAGAACGGGGATGACCCTAATCTCTCAGGTGGAACAGCTGGATGAAGAACCAGCTTGCCACCTCTTCAAACCATATATGGTGAGGGATGATGGAACCATCGCCCCTTGGCCAATCTGGTCAAATGATGAAGACATCTTGCTTTATTCCGAAACACTTGCTACAATAGTAGAACCAGCGGAGGACATCCGCCTGAAGTATGAGCAAGTGACTAAATGAGTTTTTACACAAACGTTCAACTGGTCGGAGACGACCTTCTCTATCTTGGATACGAAGAGGGACCTGGTGGGTTGCTGGAGCGTATCCAAAGAAAGATGAAGTTCTCTCCGACTCTTTTTGTCGTTACCGATAAGCAGACTACGCACAAGACCCTGGATGGTCGTTACGCCAAACCTGTGAAGTTTGAGTCTGTTCGCGAAGCTCGTCAGTTCATCGATAGATACCGTGACGTGGAGGGATTTGAAGTCCATGGGTATGACCGTTTCTTATACCAGTTCATCTCGGAGGAGTTCCCAGGAGAAGTTGAATATAATCTTAAGAGTCTTAAGATTACGTCTTTGGATATTGAAGTTGCATGTGAGAATGGTTTCCCTAACGTGCAGGAGTGCGCTGAGCCGCTTCTGTCGATTACAGTCCAGGACTATACCACCAAGAAGATTCGTGTATGGGGGACGCGCCCGTACCAGACGGATCGTAAGGATGTTGAGTATATGTTGTGTGACGATGAAGAACATCTGCTCCGTTGTTTCCTGGCTTATTGGTCAACTTCGTTTCCAGATGTGCTCACGGGATGGAATGTCGAACTGTATGATATACCGTACATTTGTGGACGTTTGGAACGTCTGTTCGGAGAAAGAGAGATGAAGCAGATCTCCCCGTGGGGAATTGTCCACCGCGAGGAGATGGAAATTAAAGGAAGAAAGCAAATCATCTTTAACATCTACGGCATTAATGTCCTCGATTACCTTGATTTGTATAAAAAGTTCACATACACCAACCAAGAATCGTATAGATTGGATCATATAGCCTATGTAGAATTGGGACAGAACAAATTGGACCACAGTGAGTTTGAGAACTTCAAGGAGTTCTATACTCGCAACTGGCAAAAGTTCATCGACTACAACATCAAGGACGTGGAACTCGTTCTTCGCCTTGAGGAAAAGATGAAGTTGGTTGAGCTTGCTATTGCTCTTGCATATGACGCCAAGGTGAACATGAAGGATGTGTACTTCCAGGTACGCATGTGGGACACCTTGATCTACAACTTTCTTCGCGATAAGAATATTGTTGTTCCTCCCGCTAAACGTAGCGATAAAAGCGAAAAGTACGCTGGAGCATATGTCAAAGAACCGATTCCTGGGCGTTATGATTGGGTGGTTAGTTTTGACCTCAATAGCCTGTATCCCCATCTTATTATGCAGTACAACATCTCGCCCGAGACACTCACCCAAAGGCGACATCCCACTGCGACTGTTGAAAGGATCTTAAACCAAGAGATTGAACCTGATCCTCGTTATTGCCTGTGCGCTAATGGTTCACAGTACCGCAAGGACATTCATGGTTTTCTGCCAGAGATGATGCAGAAGATCTACGATGAACGTGTCCAGTCTAAGAAGCTAATGCTTATGGCAAAGCAGGAGTATGAAAAGAATCCTTCTCAGGAATTGACCAAAGCAATTAGTAAGTACAACAACATCCAGATGGCGAGAAAGATCCAGCTTAACTCTGCCTATGGTGCTATCGGTAACCAATACTTTCGTTACTATAACTTGGCGAATGCTGAGGCAATTACCCTTTCGGGGCAAGTCTCAATTCGCTGGATTGAAAACAAGATGAACAAATACCTGAACAAGGTACTAAAAACTGATGGAGTTGATTATGTTATTGCTTCTGATACTGATTCAATTTACCTCAATCTGGGTCCTCTGGTTGACTGTGTATACCAAGGAAGAGAGAAAGATGATGAGAGCATCGTTGGGTTCCTTGACAAGGTGTGTAAGGTGGAACTTGAAAAATATATTGAAAATTCTTATTCGACCCTTGCACAGTATGTGAATGCATACGAGCAGAAGATGATGATGAAGCGAGAGAACATCGCCTCTAGTGGAATCTGGACTGCAAAGAAGCGATACATTCTCAACGTTTGGGATAGTGAGGGTGTCCGCTACAAGGAACCCAAGCTCAAGATGATGGGCATCGAAGCAGTCAAGTCATCTACACCTGCCCCTTGCCGCCAGGCAATTAAGCAAGCCCTGACAATTATTATGTCAAAAACTGAAGATGACCTGATTGAATTTATAGATAACTTTAGGGATGAATTCAACTCATTACCTCCCGAAGACATCGCATTCCCGAGGTCTGTAAATGGGCTCAGTAAGTTCAAGGCGCACGGAACAGTGTATACAAAGGGAACCCCTATACATGTTCGTGGAACGCTGTTATATAATTTTTATGTTGCTCAAAAGAAGTTAGAGTATAAGTATCCTCTAATCCAAGAAGGTGAGAAGATCAAGTTTTTGTATTTGCGCCGTCCAAATAAAATCAACGAAAACGTCATCTCGTTCCTCAACACATTTCCTCTGGAACTGGAGTTGAAAAACAGTATTGACCTGGATGCCCAGTTCCAAAAGGCATTCTTGGATCCTTTACAAATCATCCTGAATGTGATAGGATGGAAGACGGAAAAAGTAACTAGCCTCGAATTTTTGTTCTCATGAATTTCTTGCAAGAAGTAGTCAAAGACATCGGTAATGAATATGCTGGTCTGATCAGTGAAGGAGGTATCGGTGACATCGAATCGTTTATTGATAGTGGTTCTTACATTTTCAACGCTCTGGTTAGCGGCTCTATCTTTGGTGGTGTTCCATCAAACAAAATCACCGCCATCGCAGGTGAATCGTCTACTGGAAAGACCTTCTTCTGTCTTGGAGTAGTCCAGCATTATCTCGCAGCAAATCCTGATGCTGGTGTAGTTTATTTTGAATCTGAATCTGCCATCAGCAAAGAGATGATTCTCTCTCGGGGCATCGATGGTAATCGAATGATCCTTGTTCCTGTCACTACTGTACAGGAGTTTCGTACACAAGCTATCAAGATCCTTGACAAGTATCTTGAGCAGAAGAAAGAAGATCGCAAACCTATGATGTTCGTTCTGGACTCTCTGGGAATGCTTTCTACTAGTAAGGAGATGGAAGACTCTGCTGCTGGAAAGGATACTAGAGACATGACTCGTGCTCAGGTTGTCAAAGCAATCTTTAGAATCCTTACCCTCAAGCTTGGTAAAGCAGGAGTTCCGATGCTTGTCACTAACCACACCTATGATGTTGTTGGTGCATATGTTCCCACTAAAGAAATGGGTGGTGGTAGTGGTCTTAAGTATGCTGCATCTACTATCATCTATCTCAGCAAATCTAAAGAGAAAGA